TTGGAGAAATACCCATGAGTGGAAGATTTTGCACGAGACTTGCCGGATTGCGAAGTCATTGCAAACATTGGAGCAGTTCCGTTCGGGAAGCGACGCAGGATTTGCGCTGCAAACGAACGAGCATTCAGCTCAGCGGGATTGCCAGTGTTGGCATTGAACATACCAGTTGCGAGACCCATTTTCTTTCCTTTAGCGCCTTAGCGCATTAACTTGTTGAACTAAAACGTCCGAATCAGTTTTCGAACCAGTTATCCCATTCAGTATTCACAGGCTGCTTTTGAGCACCTTGTTGCGGAGATTGCTGTTGTTGGAAAGGAGTTGCCATCTGAGTGACGAAATCCTTTGCCATCTTTGCAATATCAGCAGGAGATGCATCTGGATATACAGACTGCATTTGTTGCGCAACTTGCTTCAAATGCTTCTTGATAACAGGATGGTTAACACCTTCGATGCCATCAAGTGCATTGTTCGTCAATTCTGCGCGAATAGAATTTCCCAAACTCTTCTTTCCGAAAGATTCTCGTGCTCCCACAAAGCTTTCCGTCAATCGAGAACCATGATCAAGGCTCGTTGCGTAAGCATTACGAGCAACATCATGCATGATCTGCATCATTGCTTGCATATCTCCACTGGTTGCACGTTGCATAACTTCAGGATCGATCCCTTTCATGAAGTCTTGTTGTGCGCGGAGATCCTTCATCTTGTCAGGAGGAATAGAAAACCCAGGAGCCACTTCCGGATTTGCTGCATTATCGAACAATTTGTCGAAGATTGCAAGAGGGTCCGCAGGAGTATTGGAATTGGTGGCAGACTGGCCTGGAGCACCGATAGGATTTCCATTCCCATCGAACTGATTATTTCCACCTCCTTCGCCACTATTTGCATTTTGCTGTGCAGGACGTTGGAAATTCATTTGTCCGCCATTTCCATTTTGGCCGTTGCCAGTAGGAGCAGGAGAAGAAGAAGGGTTGGCAGCGGAGAACTTGCTACCCAGAGATGCGAGAAAAGACATGATTAACTCCAAAAGAAAGGTAAAAGAACTAACACTACATTATTCTGAAGCAGGCTTACCTGCTTCAATCCGAAGAAGCTGTTCAAGAGCTTCCACAGTTCCACGTGCCCGAGAGACACGAATTTGAAAAGCTTCCAATGTTTCTCCAGATTTAGGATCCGGGGCATCTCCTTCGAGAACAATTCCAACGATAAGAGGACGAATCAATGACACAAGATACTTCTTTACAGCAGGATGATCTAGTTGTGTCGCAACTACTGCAAGTTCCGTATCTGTGAGTTCAATAAGAGGTACTGAAATCAGCGACATTATTTATGCTCCTGGAGGTTGATATCCCGGCGGCAGAATCGGTTGTTCTGAAGGAGGAACTGTGACCGGAGGAATTGCAGCAGGAGCTTGAGTAGATCCAGGTCCCAATGTATTCTCTTTCAATCCTGTAGGAGGGGGTGCAGGTTGTTGTACGGCAGGATCGTATTGATCGAAACCTTTTAGTCCTGAGAGTGACATGAAATGCGCGAACATTCCTGGCAATCTATTTCCATAAGCTTGTTGAAGAACCGGAGACGCTTGAATCGTCTGCAATCCTGCCAGCAATACATCCGTGGAAGCTTTCTTGCTCTTTGGAGTGTATCCATCCGTCATCTGGAAAGAAAGAACCTGTTGCCGCAGTTTGTCAATATCGATATTCAGGATTTCTCCCGAACGCTGCGATACGACTGCAACATTATCTCCTTCCAAGAAAATATTCATTACCATGATGCTGCGCATTGGACTCATTACCTGATCTTCTATGGTCATTGCAGGAAGTCGGTAACGATTATCTGAACCAGCCATGGTGTCATTCCACTCCTGGACAGATTTATTACCTTTCTGGAACTGACCTTGCCGAGGATTGTTTCCTCCGTGCAATTCTTTCGAGAAGTTAGTAATAACCTGCGCATCCTGCAGAACTGTTTCCAATCCACGAGAATCAAATGGGATGGGCAGGTAGATGTCTGAAAGAGTTTTCTTCGAAAGAGTTCCCAAACGAACAGGAATTTTTGGAGCAGCTCCCTTAGAATTCACAGCTTTGCTGGTAAGATGTTCCACATCGTACAAAGCTCGATCGGATACTGCACGACGAGCAGCAGCAAAACGAATATTGAAAAGAGTTCCAGCTGCCTCTTGGAAAGGAATCTCTCCTTCAGCAACCGATTGTGTTTGATAGCGCAGACCATCTTCATGAGGCTGGCAAAAAAGGATTGGCAAATAGTTGTATGCAGTCAGAATACGCTGGCAAGTAGCCAGATGACCGTTGTACCATACAACTTTGTAAATTTGCGGGACATGCTGCATCGGAGATGGCAATCCATATTCAGCAGGAGTCAAACGAAGGTAAAGACAGATTCGTTCCATCTTTGCTCCGAACTCCCGTGTATTCAGCATATCCCCATCTCGTCCTTTACGAACTTCTTGGAACCATTTGTTCCAGTCTACAGGACCTTCCGCATCCATGCGAGCTACTGAAATGTATTCAGAGATGCGTGGATCATCTCGATAGTACGCAGAACCAGCTCGCCAATCTGGATGTGTTCCTGAAAGAATTTGTTCGTAATTGTAGACATTACGCATGTCACGGAATTTGTTCAATTCCTGACGACACTGGTTTTTGGAGACATATTCCACGTAACCAGCATAGTCTCCCTTGCGAGAGATATCTCCCACATCGACAGTCATATCTCGCAGCACATTTCGTGGATTCAATCGACGAAGTTCGTTGTACTTCTTCTTTCCACGATTGACAGCTTTCCCAGTACCTGTGCTAATGGAACCTTGGACAGTAAATTCTTCAATATACGTCCAATCCACTTCGATGGCAGAATAATTGTATTTTACACCATCGCGGAAGAACATAAGCAGCTGGCGAACATACCCACCGATTGCTGCATGATCATCCAAAAGAGTTTCTAGTTGCTCAGCCCAAGTACGATTGACAGGACTGGCTACAACTGGAAACAGGGGAGTTCCTGAGAGGAAAACTTCTGCCAAGTACGCTACGTACGTATCGACCTGCGCAACTACGATAGGGGGCACAACTTTGTCAGATGCAAATACGTTGCCGCATTCTTCAGCACCCGCAGCGGATTTGAAGCTATCGACTCCATTTCCATCTGTAAAAGTCTTGTTTGTTTCGGTATAGCGTGCATACGCCATATCGATAATGTCGAGTTTGTCTTGGAACTCGTTGAATCGTAAGTGATTCGCAAGAATTTCGTTTGTGAGGTCCCAAAGAGCTTGCCTTGCTGGCAATTTCAATCGACCTACGCCTGCTGCTTCATTTTGAGTATCTGTTGCCATGATTCGCTTTCGTTCAAAAAGGTGTGTTGTCTTCAACGATGGCTGAAGGAAGTTGATAACGATATTCAGTTTTCATATTTCGAATGAGGTGCCAATACTGTGTTCGCATATCCAGTCCATAAGCACATCCGTCGAGAATATCGTCTTTATTATCCTTCTTACCGATTTTGAATTTCAATGCTTGCCATATGAATTGAATTCGTGCAGATGACCACAATGCATAATTTCCTGCATAGAGTTCTGCAACGAATAGACGAATACGAGCTTCTTTAGCTCGACCAGAAGGTTTCAATGGAACAATCTCAATTCCTTTGATTCCCAATTCACGAATATGTTTCTCAAGCCAGAAAAGAAGTGTTTGTTGATACCCTGTTTCTTCAACTCCTATACAACTTGCACCGTGGCCGATAGCCAATTCAAGTGCACGAATGATCAATTGTTCCGGATCTTTAATACCCGCATCTATCTCTCTGATAACTCCCTTACCATCATAGACATAGTGCACAATTATTACATTGTCATCAGATGTTTTACGGAAACCTGCAGGATCGATAGTCAAAAATACCCCATCTGGAACCAATGTTTCTTCGTCTTGTTCGTATTTTGGCAAAGAATCATTGATAAGAGATGTGACTTTCGAGACTGGATCATTCATCACTTCTGCGAACCAGACTTCTTCCTCTCCAAGTTCACAGTCATGGATGTAAGATTCCATGAGTTCTTCTAGAGGATGCAATTCTGGCCACAGTGGTTCGCCATTTTCCTTAATAGCGCCAGTGATAAGACTTATCCAAGAAGCTGATTTCTTCAGTTGGAATAGCATACAGTTCTCACTATACATATTGCCAACGTAAATTATTAATCTGTTGCCCCTAGGAGAGATGATTTTCATTGTAGCGACAAAGCGCTTCCGGAATTTCAAGCTTTCAACTTCAGAATCGTCACACTCCTTAGTTTGTGCATCATCGAAAAAGATCAAATCTGGACGTTTGTGCTTCCTATTGATACCACGGATAGATGAACCTTCCCCTCTTGCGATAAGAATGACATTTCTCTCTCTAAACAGCGCTGATTTCTCAGTTTTGTTGTCCAGAATTTTTTGTCGGCTCCAGTATCCAAATAAAGCTTCTGAATTTTCACTAGATAACATATCATCAATATCACTTACCAATGCCTCTGCAAGATCGTCACTTGCGCAGATTACTGCTACGAAACTTACTTTATCGTGAACAATGAGCCAGCAGATAAGGAGTTTGATGAAAGTTGTTTTAGCATGACCACGAGGAAGTCCCAGTGCAAAACGAAGAATACGCCCGATTTGTTTTGGTGATCGAGTGCGAAGGAGATTGAAGATCCCGATATAGAATTCTGGAAACAGGTGTTCCATGACTTCTGGGATCATGCACATTGCAAAGAAATTGAAATCCACTGCACAGCGCTCTCTCGCTTGAGCAATATCAGCACTTATATCAAGGATTTCAAACGGTCTAGCTTCAGTGGAAGCTTTTGCAAGGATCTCAGCCATTCTTTTTGCCCATCTCTTTAGATAGCTGGGACATTTGCCCTAGGACAATCCTATGGAGGAAAGTCAAAGGTTTTTCCTGCAATCTGCGAAGTGCTTCTTCAGCCTGTGTTTGCTTACGGAATTCTTCTGCAAATTGACGAGTATGGAATGCTGCATTGGCAGTGAGAAGCTCAGAAGTCTTCTGGAATTTCGGATTCATTTAGAGTCCTTTCAATATTTCCAAGCATATCTGGAGTAATTGCTGGAGCTAGTTGGCTTTGTGCTTCCCTACGCTCTTTCAACTTCTGGAAAAGGTTCTTTACTCCATCAGAAGCAAGAGGAGCCAGATTGTTTCCACCGATTGCAATTACTTCATTCTCCGTGTTCATTTCAATAGTGGGAGCTTGCAACTTATGAAAAGAAGCGGGAAGGGTGAGGTTAACAACCTGGACAGCAGTTTTAGGCGCTGTTTTAAAAGCAGCAATCTTCTTAACTTCCGTTTGTCTGCGAGCAACAACTTCTAGCGCACGAGTGAGTTCTCCAAGCTTTGCATTTGCTAGAGAACCATTAATTGCTGCGAGAATATTGTGTTCTGTTGCTTCATACTTAAGGTCCAGCCTTTTATCCTCTTCCTCGGCTGGAAGATTTGTGACAAGAGTGGTAAGTTCTTCACGGAAATCTGGATCGCTCAAAAGTTGAGAAACGTATGCAGCTGTGCAACCGACCATTTCGGCAACACTGGCTGGCTTTATGCCATTTGCGAGCAGATGCAAAATGCGGTCGCGCATGCTGGGAAACTCCTGGAAAAGTCTGGAAAGATGCTAGTATTTTAACAGATTGGAAAGGGAAATAATGGGATGCTTGCTGAAGGGAAATGGGTGGAAGGGTGGAATGGTTGAGGGTGGGAGGATATAGAAATATGTGGATGGGAAAAGATAAGGTAAATGGAAAAAATTTAGAAATTTGTGAGCGTGACTATTGACAGGCGTAGCCGGGCTGAAACAGAAAAAAGCCCACCGGGTGGGCCTTGATATTGATTATCAATCATATCTGCATCTGACTTGAGCAGGGCAGAAATGGCATGCTTGTTTAATGTAAGGCAATGTAGTGTAAGGGCATGTATGCATAATCCATGCGATTACGTGGGCATTGTGCAGCATTGTTGATCTCCTGGGTTGAGTTGATATTGATTATTACTAATCAGGCGCTCTTCGCACTAGGTCCAATTGCCGAAAATAGAATATCCGGCCACTTGGAGTATGGTACGCGGTACGGGAACTACGTTTGACCCATTCACCGCTGTCACCGAAAACTGCACCTACCGCTACATCCCGAAACCACACGGATGCGCGCAACATTGTTGTCATCTCAGAATCCTTCTTTGGTTGCCACTTCCAACTGGCGTGCGATGCGCACCAGCTTAGAAGGAACATCGTTCTTGCGGATGAAGGCGCGCGCTGCATACGCGCCCCATGTACGAAAACCTTTTGCTGCCT